GGCGGACGCGCAAGCCCGCGAAACTAGACTGTTTTTCATGATCCAAAAAGACCTGCTCCAACTCGCCTGCCCAATCGACCAACTAACTCTCTTACCAGGAAACCCGCGTCGCGGTGATGTTGAGGCAGTACGCAAAAGTCTTGCTACTTTCGGGCAACGCAAACCGATTGTTGTTCGACGCGATGACAAAGTTGTGATTGCCGGCAACCACACACTTCAAGCAGCACGACTGTTGGGCTGGTCAGAGATTGCGGTCGTGTGGGTTGACGATGATGAAACAACCTCAAAGGCTTTTGCACTTGCTGACAACCGAACCGCAGATCTTGGCACCTATGACGAAGCCGCACTAGCAGAACTCATCGGTCAAGTCGGATCAATTGATCCAGAACTTCTTGATGCATCAGGTTGGGACCAACGATCCGTTCAAGACCTACTTGACGGAATGCAGACCGAACCAAAACATATTGACGATCCAGACTGGATGCCAGACAAAGTTCAACACATAACCAAGCCAGGTGACATTTGGGAACTTGGGCCACACCGCCTAATCTGCGGTGACTCAACCAAAGACGACACCTACCAGAAGCTGCTGGCCGGTGCCAAAGCAGACTGCATCTTTACAGACCCTCCATACAACGTTGCGGTTCGTGGAGGTACTAAAGACAAACTCACAATCGCCAACGACAACATGAGCGACGAAGACTTCGTCAAGTTCATTGCCAATGCATTCAAAGCAATGAGTAATGCTGCCAAACCCGGCGCAGCAATCTACGTCTGCCACAGCGATACTGGAGGAATCACTTTTCGGGAACAATTTATGAAGGCCGGCTTCCTGCTGAAACAAGTCCTCGTTTGGGTCAAACAAACCTTTGTACTGTCACGCCAGGACTACAATTGGCAACACGAACCAATCCTCTATGGATGGAAAGAAGGAGCAGCCCACACCTGGGTCGGGCCATTCAACAACTCAACTATCCTCGATTACGAAACCGACCTTCAAGATTTGACAAAACACGATCTTGTCAATCTGCTGGATGAGATTCGGGCGACGTCAACCGTTGTTCGTGAGAACAAGCCGGCACGTAATGTCGAACATCCAACTATGAAACCTGTCAATCTTGTTGCCCGACTCATCATCAACAACACTCGACCGAACGACATTGTTCTCGATCCCTTCGGCGGAGGAGGATCAACCCTCGTCGCCGCATATCAACTAGGACGGATCGCTCACCTGATAGAACTCGACCCGAAGTACTGCGACGTCATCTGCACAAGATGGCAAAAGATTAGTGGTCTACGCCCAGTCAATGCTAAGACTCGAAAGCATCACGACTTCAAACCGCAACATGAGTAAGCCAGTAGGACGACCACCAAAACCTGTTGAACAAAAACGCCGCGCAGGTAATCCTGGCAAACGAAAATTGCCGCAGACAACTTTGATATTGCCTACATCAATAAACGCACCGATATCTCACCGACCGCTCGGTCCAGCAGGTGATGCATTTTGGAAAAGAGTCTGGGCAGTTGGATATACATGGATTAGTCAACACATGGACATAGAACTTCTTCAAATGATTTGTGAATTAATTGACGAAAGACAGGCATTGCGGATGAAAGTATTGGTCGATCAAGATTGGCGTGATCGTGCCGCGCTGCGATCTTTGGATGCGCAAGTGTTAGATTGCTTAAGCCTGCTCGGTTTCACTCCTGTGGATCGCGCTCGGCTTGGTTTCGTGGAGGTGAAGATCAAGAATGAACTTGAAGAGTTTAGAAAACGTAAGGCTGATAACCGATCCAACATGGGCAACACAGTCGATATACAAACAATCTGAAGGTGATTCGTTGGCGGACTTCGCCGAAACTTTTCTGCATGTAAGCAAAGGCAAGCTTGCTGGTCAGCCTCTTATCTTGACCGCTTGGCAGCGAAACTTGTTGACGGCTTTGTATGAGCGTCGGCCTGATGGCTTGTTGCGGTATCGCCGAAGTCTGATCGGTCTAGGCAGGAAGAACGGCAAGTCGCTTCTCGGTTCACTGATTGCACTGTACGGTCTGATTGAAGGTGAGCCTGGTGCTGAGGTTTATTCGGCGGCAGGCGACCGGCAACAGGCACGGGTTGTGTTCAACGAAGCCAAATGGCAGGTCACACAATCGCCTGCCCTATCTGGCATCTGCAAGGTGTACCGCGATGTGATCGAGGTGCCTTCGACGGGTGCGATCTATCGTGTGCTATCGAGCGACGCAAAACTTCAGCAAGGTTTGAACCCGTCCACGGTTGTCTTTGATGAGTTGCATGTTCAGCCGAACGATGATTTGTGGGATGCGCTCACGCTGGGTTCTGGTGCCCGTAAAGATCCGATGATTGTCGCCATCTCAACCGCAGGCTTTGACCTAGATACCGTGTGTGGGCGTCTTTACAACTACGGCAAAGAACTGATCTCAGGCGGCAAACAAGACGAACGGTTCGGCTTCTGGTGGTGGGAAGCACCAGCCGACTGCGACATATCCGACCGCGACGCATGGGTTGCAGCGAACCCGAACCTCGCCGAAGGTCTACTTGATATCGGTGACATGGAAGTGTCAATGATGCAGACCGCCGAAGTTTCTTACCGAAGATTCAGACTAAATCAATGGGTTCGCACAGATGGCGAGAGTTGGTTGCCGAAGGGCGGGTGGGAGTTGTGTCGAAGTGACGATGAACTTGATCCGAACATACCTGTCTTCGTCGGCATTGACATGGCGTTGAAGCACGACTCGATCGCAGTCGTCGTTGCACAACCACAAGAGTCTGGTCGGATTGTTGTTCGTGCGAAGATCTGGCATCCCGATGGTGGTGTGATGGATGTGGCCGCAGTCGAGCAACACATCCGTGAACTTGGTCGCGAGTTCACGGTGCAAGAGTTCGCCTATGACCCGGCGTTCTTCCAACGCTCAGCCGAAGCGATGTCCGATGAAGGGTTCACGATGGTTGAGTTCAGCCAGTCGACTGCGCGTATGGTGCCTGCTTGCGGAACTCTGTACGAGATGATCGTCAATCAGAAGATTGCGCACGATGGCAATCCTGTGTTCGCGGATCAGGTGTTGTCGGCTGCGCAACGGTCAACCGATATGGGTTGGCGTTTGTCGAAGGGTAAGTCGAAACGGAAGATTGATGCTGCGATAGCATTGGCGATGGCTGTCGATCGTGCAACGAGAAGAGCCGAGAGTGTTCAGCAACCTGGGTTCTTCGTAGTTTAGGAGTGAAGAGATGATGATTGTTATTCTTGAGATGGTCGCAGTGTTCTTGATCGCGCTCGGCGTATTTTACATTGCCATTCCACTTGGGCTAATCTTTGTAGGACTTTCAATGCTTACATTCACCTTGGCATGGGAACGGTCAAAGAAAGCGGATAGAACCTGATGTTGTCGAGACTGTTTGAACCAAGAGGCGAAGAGCGGGCGATCTCGTTCCAGTCGCTGTTCGCGGCAGGTGACGCATTCCAATTCACGACAAACTCTGGCACGGTAGTCACGCAAGAAGATTCGTTGAAGATCGGAACCGTGTATGCGTGTGTCCGACTTATCGCCGACTCTATCTCAACTCTGCCAGTCGACACCTTCATTCGTGTTGACGGCGACCGCCGACCTTACCGACCACGACCTGAATGGCTGGACCTGCCTGAAGTTGGTGTGTCACGCACCGACCACTTCCAGCAGGTGCTTGTGTCAATGCTGTTGAACGGTAACTCGTTCACACGCATCATTCGCGACAATCAAGGTATTGCAGGTTTGGCTGTGTTGAATCCGTTGAAAGTTGAAGTTAGGCGTGACGAGTCACGCCGAATCATCTATGTGTTTGACAACCGTGATGTGATCGAGCATGAAGACATGATTCATCTGTCCGAGTTGCGTTTGCCTGGCGATCTTCGTGGCCGTTCACGCATCGAACTTGTCAAAGAAAATCTTGGACTATCGAAAGCACTTGAAGAGTTCGCTGCAAGGTTCTTCGGTCAAGGTTCGCACACTTCTGGCATCATCGAGTTCCCAGGCAACCTGACCCGCGAACAAGCCAAGTCGCTTGTTGACGGATTCGAAGAAGGTCACAAA